ATGATGCTCACGCGCTGGGCTGAAATGGATCTGGCCGGCTCGGCCATTCTGCCGGACGACTGGAAAGGGGAGTCCGGCATCATCCGGTGCAAAGACGGGATGGACTGGGAGGTGCTTTGCCTGCAAGCGAAGTGCGAGAGCCCTAACGACCCGCTCGGCCGCGCTTATGGCGAGTACATCTGGCCGGAGTTCTATTCAAAGGCGCATTGGCAGCAGTACGAGCTTGCTACGGGCATGGAAGCGGCGCGGACGTGGGGCAGTCTTTACCAGCAGCGGCCGGCGGCGCAGGGCTCGGGGCGTTTTACGAATGAGATGTTCCGCTACTATGACGGCGCGGACGAACTGCCGCCGCGCATGGCAATCATTGGCGCGAGCGACCACGCGGTGACGAAAGATGGCGGCGACTACAGTGAGGACGGAATATTCGGCATGGACCCGGCCGGCAATCTGTATGTCCTAGATTGGTGGAACGGACAGGTTGACCCGGATACGTCGGTGCGCGAAGTGCTCGACCGCGTGGAGCGCTGGAAGTATCCGATGCACTTCAACGAAGGCGGCAATATCGACAAGGTCATGCGCCCGCTGTTCAACCGCGAGATCCGCGACCGCGTGAAGAAGGGGCGGCGCTGCTACGTGGATATTCGGTCTATTCCCAGCATTAAGGACAAGATCGCCAAGGTGGCGAGTTTCCAGGCGCGATGCGCGAGCGGCATGGTGTTCTTCCCGAAGCGCAATCCGCATACGCCGCGTATCATTCAGCAACTTGTATCTATGCCGGGCGGCAGATATGATGACGCCGCTGATGTGTGTGGGCTCATCGGCCGGGCTCTGGATCAGTTCCACCCGGCCGATTTCTCTAAAGAAGCCCGGAAGAAAAGCATCAAACCTTTTACAGGCGAATGGCTGGAAGCTACCGAGGAACCGGACAAGCCGGCCGTTCGCTGGAGATAAACGGCCTGTTCATCTAGCGGTAAGGATGCCTCCCTGTCTAGGAGGTCACGCCGGTTCAATTCCGGCACAGGTCGCCAATTTTATGCGACGTGCGGGAGCCACTCTTCCCCAAACGGGGCACGCTGAGTTGTCCGGTTCGACCCCGGAACGTCGCTTTTGATAACAAAGACTTTCTCAAAACGAGGGTTTTGCTAACAATGATTTTACACAATGCACTTAAGCCCGACGAACCGGCGTATACCTGCGGCGTTCTGGCTGTAATATGCGGACGAAGAATCACCAACATAACGCTCGACGCTTTCGACATAGCCGCATTGCGCGAATTGACGGACGCTCAATTGCGAGAATGGCTAGACCACATGGCGACTCGCTTCGCTCCGGTGACGTGGCCGCGATGAAGTTTTTATTTGGTTTTCCCGACGATCTCCACGACCGCGAACTGCCCGAGCAGTTGGGGTTCATGGCCCTGGCCGCCTTGCAGCTCGGGGCGTTTGTGTTAGGCTTGCTGCTCCTTTTACTGTAGGCAGGTGTTCGCGTGACGAAAATGGTGAGTCTGAAACGGACCAAAGCCGAGCTTAAAAAGCGCGACTCTGAAATGAGTAAGCCGATTAGTGCCGGCGATGAGTACGACTATTCAACGCGGCTCGACCTGTCCGGCGACACCCTAACCAAGCTCGGTATGGATGTCTCGAAGTTAAAGGTTGACCAGAAATTCACCTTCAGCGGCAAGGCTTTTGTTCGGTCGCTGAGCAGCAACCGGGGTACGGGCTTTGACCGCGACAGTCTCTGTTTGCAGATGACCGACATCGCCATAGAGCCGGTCGCGAAGGGCGGGGCGATTGACGCTCTGTCCAAAGGAATCCAGGAGGCAGAAAGCGATGAGTGATCCAGCAGAAAGCAAGACCCCACGCAAGCCCCGTACGGCGAAGTTGCCGAAGGCTGAAGCGGTAATCGCCAATATCATAACCCACGACAGCACAAAGCCACCGGCTGTAGTGCCCACGGGCACTAAGGAAAAATTGACCTACAAGGGCGCGGAAGTCGTGTTTAACGACGAAATGCCGGCGCATGCGCCTCCGCCTGCGCGAGGCAAAATGAGCGACTACTCTATGCGGGAGGTTGAGGTTAAAGTTTCGCCACAGGGCGAAGTTTCGCGACAGCCGTCCCCAACGTTCAAATACGAATACCAGCGCATCGAGCACCAGAAGCGCCTTGACAGGATGAAGGATTAAAAGTGGCATATATCGGCGACCTCTTAGGGGAAGATCAGAACACGGGTACATCGGCACCGGCCGGCGACATGGCTAGCCCAGCCGTCCAGGCTTTGCAGTCGGGCATCGATCGCGCTGACGGCGTAAAGGAAGCCGAAGAAACCGAACGCAAAGTTGTGGCAAAGCTGCGCCAGGAGTGGGAAACGGCGCGCGAATTTGACAAGCGCATGCGCGAGCAGTTCGGCACCGACCGCCGCTACGCCTCGGGCAAAGGCGACAAGACGTGGGCGTCTGACGCCAACCTGATCGGGTCGTTTATCGACATCCTTGTAAGCTTTCTGTACGCAAAAAATCCCGACGTTGGCTCTCGCGCGGCGGCGCAAGTCGGCGCGCAGCCGAGCAAAGACAACACGCTGTTCGCCGAGACGGCTGAGCTGGTGCTCACGCGGCTGTGGAAAGACGCACGTCTCAAGAAAGCGGCCAAAAAGTGCGTCCGCTCCGTGCTGTCGGTAGGGCAGGGCTGGTTTAAGGCCGTTGCCTTCAGCCAGACGAAGACGGACCCGCAGGTAGAGGGCCAACTGCGCGATGCGCAAGACAGCCTCGCGAAACTCCAGGCCATGGAAGAGAAGCTTAATGACCCGACTTGCACGACTCCGGAGGACCGTGACGTGCAGATCGCTGAAATTGAGCTTCAAATAAAGGGCATCCAGGCCAAGATCGAGAAGACGCGGCGCTCTGGGCTGCATATTGACTTCGTGCGCGCGGACGACATGCAAGTTTCGCTCGACGTGGCGGATATTTCCGACCATCTCGAGGCTGACTGGAATTCAAACGACCTGTACATCCCTAAAATGTCGATTCGAGACAGGTTTAAACGACTGACCGAGGAAGAGTGCAAGAAAGCTACGGCGTACTTTCAGCGCCAGCAGCAAAGCTCGGCGTCTTCGGAGCTGGACACCGACAAAGATTCGGATGGCGCGTACACCAAAGCGCAGAACGGCCCTGTAATGGGCGGCTCAAAGCCGGTAGAGTTCGCGCGCATCGTAGAAGTATGGGATAAGCGCGATGGCATGGTTAAGACGTTCGTCGAAGGTATCGATAAATGGGCCGTAGAGCCCTACGCGCCTCCGCAGGCCAGTAACCGTTTTTACCCGTACTTCTTCATAGCCTTGTTTGAAGTGGACGGGGAGCGCGCTCCGCAATCCCTGGCTCAGCGGCTGAAGAAGCTACAGGACGAATACTCCGCCGCGCGTTCAGGCCAGCGCCTCACGCGCGAGCGCAACATTCCCGGAACTATCTTCAACTCCGGCCAGATATCGGTCGAAGACGCGAAGAAGATGGAAGGCTCCGTGCATATGGAGTATATCGGCATCCGGCCGACAGACCCCAATGCGAAGCTCGGCGACATCATCACGGCGAAGCCATCGGCAAACATAGACGCGCGCATGTGGGACACAGGCGCGATTGTGAACGACATGGAGCGCATAAGCGGCGTGCAAGAGGCGCTGTCGCAGGGCTCTCAGACTGCGAAAACGGCCACCGAAGCCGGCATCCAGCAGTCCGGGTTCCAGTCGCGCACGGGCGCGGACCGCGACACGCTGGAAGATGTGTTCCGCGAGTTCGCTCAGTACACTTTGGAAGTGGCGTTGCAGGAAGTGACGCAAGACGACGCGATGCGGATCGCCGGCCCGCAAGCTTTCTGGCCGTACGGCATGGATGTTCAAGACATTCTGACGCTCGTAGAAGTGGACATTGACGCCGGCTCGACAGGCAAGCCGAATTTGGCCGCCGACCGCGAGTCATGGGCCGTAATCCTGCCGCAGGTGCAGGAGACCATGATGGTATATCGCCAACTTCAGACAACGGACCCGGAAATGTCGAAGTGCATCCGTAATCTGTTGCGCGAGACTCTGCGCCGGCTTGACGACCGCATGGACATAGACCTGATTCTGCCGCCGCCTCCGGAATTGAACCCGCTGACGGGCTTGCCGCTGGCTCCAGGGGCTGTTCCAGGTACGCCGGGCGCTCCCTTGCCGGGCGGACCCGCGACTGGTAGTGTAGATCCAAGCACGCCGATGGCTCCCGCTGGCGTAACACCCGTTTAAATTACAAAAGGACATATAAATGGCCGACCAAGCCGCTGTTGACGCGATGACTGCCGCCCTAGGCGACTTCGCCACCGGAAAAATCACTGAAGAAACCGTAAAGGAACCTGAAAATGCGGAGCCACCCACCGGATCTGATGCTGGCGAGCCCGCAGTTTCTCCAGATGATGGAAAAGACGACGCAGAAGGAGAAACGGGCGAAACAGGAGAGGAAGGCGAAGAGGGCGATGGCGAAACGGACGGCGAAGAGGCTGGCGCAGAGCTTCCGGCCACAGAAGCGGACGTAAACCCCCGCCGGCCGGATGGCACTTTCAAGAAGAAAGAGGAAGTAGAGGCCGAAAAGGCGGCAATTCGCGACCGGGACGCCAAAAAGGCAGCTGCCGGCGAACCGGCCAAAGAACCGGTCACGCCGAAGGCTAAAGACCCCGTAAATGACCCGATTCCGGCCGGCCTGAAGGCCGAAACGCGCGAGCGCATGCAGACTTTGGTTACTACGGCCAAAGAACAGCGCGCGGTCATTGAGCAGCAGCAGGTTTTGTTTGATGCCATCGCTGACACGGGTGCGAACGCCGATGAATTCGGCCTCATGCTCGGGTACATGCGCGCGGTACACTCCGACAAGCCGGAAGACCTCCAATTTGCACACGACCTGCTAAGTAAAGAGCTTCGCGGCATCGCAATCAAGCTGGGCAAGCCGGTCACCGGCGTGGATTTGCTGGCTGACCACAAGGACTTGAACGAAGCTGTCGAAAACGGCACGCTTACCCGCGACATCGCCAACGAAGTGGCAGTAAGCCGGGAGCGGGCGAAGCAGGCTACGGCGCGCACCCAGGCCACGCAGCAGACAACCACGGCGCAACAGCAAGCCCAGGAAGCCGGCCGCATGGCGCTGAACGACCTTGGCGAGACGCTAGCAGCCGTGGACCCACAGTACGAACAGAAAAAGGCCCTCGCGCTCAAGAAACTCGGCGGAAGCTTGGCTGCAATGCCTCCGGACCAGTGGACGAAAGCGTTCAAGCAAGCGTACACGAGCGTGCAGCTCGCGCCGCCTGTCGCGCCAGCCACAGCCGGCAGCAAACCCCAGCCGTTGCGCGCGAACAAGCAGCCGACAGGTCAGGGCGCTAAGCAGCCGGGCAACGCATTAGAGGCTATGAATGCCGCCCTCGCTGACAAGTTCGGAGTCTAAGCCATGCGCGCCGTGCGCAAGGCGAAGGGCAGCTCTAAAGCGACTCGCCGCGCGCCTTCGCGCGGCGATGCCCAAAAGGCAAAAATCTACGCCTGGGAAGACTCCCACTCGTCTTTGACGTGCTTCAACAGGCTGGGGCTTTGGGAGTGCGAGGCGCTGGTTGAAAGCGCCTGCGTCATGGCGGGAATAAAACCGCCACGAGTCACCGTTCACTACCAAGCCGAAATGTCGTATTCGCAGACAGCTAGTGAAGAGGATTCAGTCATAAGCCTTCAGGGGTGGAGCGAAATAAACGGTTACCGTGGCGGCGGGATGAACGAGGTTATATGTCTGCACGAGGTTGCGCATACCATACAGGCTATCCAGCGCCCGCGAACATCGGACCACGGGCCCATTTTCGCGGGGATTTACGCCAAGCTGCTCTTAGATTTTGCCGTGTTCGATCCAGAAGAGTTAGAAGCGGAATGGCTTAGGTTCGGCATCAGATGGCGACGCTGATCTCGAAACTTTTCGACGAATACGCGGGCGGACCCATCCTCGTGATCGGGGGCGGGCCTTCGGTG